ACTAGAAGCAAATACAGCGGCTACACCTACAGCGGCCGCACCTACACCTAATCCAGCACCACCTAGCATTTTGCCGAAACCGCCCATCATGCCGCCAGCAGATGAACCACTACTTCCACCATTCTGTGGTATACCCGATGCACGCATTTCTCTTAATTCATCTCGGATTTCTTCAAAGATGCTTGATCTTTCTCTGGAATCTTCTTTGTCGCCTAGTTTATTGGCATTCATTATTTCAAAGAAATTTTCAAAACCGGTATTAACACTATCACTCATATCCAAAGAAGCTTGTTGGATCTTTTTCATCTCCAATAAGTGCCTTCTAGTATTTCTACCATCGCGCTCTATCTCTGTGGTAGAGGCGTTATTGGCAGTCATCAGTTCAACTAGTTGTTCTAAACTGGCGCCATTCTCTGGGGGTGTAGGGTTATCTTTCATCGGTCATTCCTATTTTTTAGAGTATGCTTGTGCACCAAAGAATGCTGCTACAATACCGGCTACGGCTACAAAATATGTTGGTGCCATACTACCTAGTGTTTTTTGTGCTTCATCTAATCCTACTAATGATGCAAGTACTACTGCAAATGGATATAATAACAATCCAAATAAAGCGAACCATGTCATCTGACGCTGGGCATCTCTCATAGCATCGTTGTCTTCAAGTTCTTTTCTTTTGAACTCTAAGAACATATCATGCTCTTCTTTAGACACCTTGCCATCACCATTAGTATCGGCTGGGTGTGTTTTATTTTCTTCGGTCATTACTTTCCTCTGTATCCACTAAAGTTTGGATTTCTGTTTCTGTTTTAAATTTTCGTCTTCTATATATTGTTTCAATAGAGCAACATATATCTGCCTCTCCCATGGTATCATATCTTCTAGTTCAGTTAAACTATAATGATGATGTTGCATTAAAGCAAAGTTGGTTTGATAAAAGTTTTCTAAACTTTCATGCGAGAGGCCTATGAAAAAAAACTATTAAGTCCTTTCAATTCAACTTCGTTATCCAACTTACACTTGCTACATAAAAAACTAGTACTATATGATACACTTGGAGTGTCCTGGAAAAATGCTTGAACTAATTTAAATTGTTCTGAGCTTAAACCTTCAATGAACTCTACTAAGTCAACTCGTTTCTCTGTCTTTGCATTGTATACATTATCATTGTCAAAGATAGTATCAATACAATCAACTACAAGATCCATAATACCTTCAACCGATCCTAGATTTTCAGGGTTTATCTTAGAGATAACATCAACCGATGGATACCTCATCTTAACCCCTACACCATTCTCGTCACCGAATAGAATAACACCATCGGAATCTTCTGGTTTACTAACCTTAATATCATCAATGTTAATTGACAATGGATTCATTGTAGCACACTCATCGCCTTTACATTTAATTTGTATTTTCATCTCTTCGCCAACAGATTTTGCTCTCAGCTGTAAGAATAACATTTCAATATCAAATACAGTTAATTCGTCTAATGAATCTAATTCAAAACAGGTCTGTATAATAGTTCTTACTGATTGACTTATTTGCACAGGGTCATTGGACTCTAGTGCTATCATTAAAACTTTTTCTTCTTTGACCAAATAAGGTCTCATATTTAGCTTTTCCCCAGTACTCGGTAATTCAACCGTATATCGTGGAACAGCCATCTTTGGTAATGCCATTATAATCTCCTAAATTATATAAGACCAGAAGGCAACGCGCTTCTAAATGCGGACATTGTGGATGACAACGGCCCCTCTGGTACATAGTTATCGTAACTAAATGTTACATTAATTTTCTGGACTGCACTTTCACTATTATTGTCCAGAGTGATCCCAGTTACTGTAGTAGGAAAGGCTTTCTCTAACCTAACTCCGTATACTGGAATATTCTTTTCATTCAACTGCTGTATAACAACATCTGAAGTAAAATCTTCTTTAAATTTTGCACGATATGATCCTGAGTCAAAGACTGATTCTAACCAGCTATCGAATACCGTTTTCATATAGTAATCATTGGTCAGTAAAAATGAACACGTCACATCTTCATTTATAAAAGAATACGGTATCTTTACTGCCTGCTTTTCTGCTTGATAATCTAATGTTGTTATCTGTCGGCCGGGTAGTGTTACATTCTCACATAATAGAGAAATATCCCTAGGGTCATTAATCATAGATTTAAGTCCACCACCAGATGTAAGTGCTCCTAATAGTCCTTGTGCACTTAATAGACTACCTTGTGGGGGTGTAAAGAAAACTTGGAATCTATTTGCCTTTGCAAGGCCTCCACGTTTACCTATTGTACTTTTTAAATTATCAATGGACATTATTTACCCCCTTGGTAAACTTTTCTTGAATTAGCCCAGGCAGACCTAGCACTCTTCTTCTTAAATTGTTGTATTGGTAGATATATTGCTGTCTCCCAATCTGTCATAGGTACTCTTGACATCTGAGACTTAACGTGTGATACCAAATATCTTTTAAAGCATGGCTCGAATTCTTTGTACTTCTTAACACCATTTAATAGATCATATGTTAATCTGTTTAAACGAGTATCTGGTTTTAAATCTTTAGGTGCGAGTTTAAATAATTCATTTAATAATCTTGCACGAGCAACAGGGTTTACATAATGGAGATTTAATCCATAGAATCCGCCTGGTGCTGGCCCTACAATAATAGTTAATGGAAATTTATCGTAATAAGGTAGAGTATCTTTCGTCTTAGGGTCATAGAAATACATAATCATATCACCCACACGAATTTTAGTCTGCTTCTCTAATGCATCATCCTTAAGAAGTTTACCTCTTGCAGGAATAGCGAGTTCTTTCACCTTATTGGTAAACCATTCTTCTGATTTAGGAGTCCTTGATTGGATTCCTGCTCGGAAGGCTGCTGCACTTAATTTATCGAATATAGACATACTACTATTTATACTATCCCTTTATTAGTTTAATACCAAGATTGGTTAAAGTGTCCTCGGTCCACACTTGAAACTTCCATCCCTTATGGTCTGCATATTGTTGTGCAGCTTCCCACTTGGATGTATTCTTAATGTAAGATGTAACCTCATTAATATATCTCTTGGTTTTACGAGCACCTTTCTTGGGTGGCATTGTTTGACTCTTTGGTTTAATCTCAATTAATATAATCTCTCGGTTATCAAGCTCGATTAATAAGTCTACATAGTACCTATGAAGTTTGTTATCTGTTTTACACTTATACGGAACGACAACCTCTTCACTATTCCATTTCTTAACTCTAGGATTGGACTCACACCATTTAAATGCTTGTCTCTCCCATAGTGAACGATAAACGACTGCACTGGCATCACCCATATACTTTCGTTTGTCTTTAATTGTGTATTTCCCTCTGTAAGCCATTATAAATACCTTTATAGTAAATTATTATTTATAAGGGTAATTGTCCATGGCTACAACAGATCTAGATTCATCCGCACCAATATGTTTTCCCGCGTCTCTTAGAGCAAAGGCGGATACTGGAATGCCTCATGTTAGATTCATGATCGCGGCAAAGTCGGGTGAGCCACCAGGCGCTTCGGTACATCTTTTTATTCCTATGGGGTTCTCGGTACCAGACGCTGCAGCATATACTAGTATTGATTTAGGTATAACTGGTGGTTTAGAAGCCATAATGAAAGCCGATAAGACTCTAACGGAAGCTGATGCAAAGGGACTAATGGCTGATATGGCTGGCCTTGCAGCGTCATCGGTCATTCCTCAAGCAGGTGGTATAGGAGCAATGGCCGGTGGACTAACTAGATTAAGAACTGGTATTGCATCTAACCCATATACAGAGACACAATATACTGGAAGTGGTATTAGGTCTTTCGGCTTCACCTTTAAACTTGTCTCAGAGAATAGTAAAGAAGCTGATATAGCACTAGTAATTGAAAACTTCTTTAGAGATAATATGTATCCAGAGTCCACTGGAGCAGCACAATTAAAATATCCAGAGAGATTTAAGATTGATTTCTTTAACGGCGAAGATCCAAATAAATTTATGCCACACATTAAAGAATGTTATCTATTAAGTTTGCAGACCACATATAACTCAACTACTAATGCATTTCACGATAAAGGACAACCAGTAGAGATTGATATAGCACTTACCTTCCAAGAAGTTAAAGCTCTTACACGCGAAGAGTTATACGCAGTAGTACCTAAAGAGAAAGGAGAAGAGTAATGGCATTTTTTAAATTATTTCCAAAAGTAGGATATGACTTAAATAAATCTGGCATATTACAGAATGTTGTTAATATATACAGATCTGTTAGGCCGCTGAGAGAATTTATTGATGATGTTGCTGCATATACTTTCTATGAAATAAAAAATGGAGAAAGACCTGATATTGTTTCTCAAAGATTATATGGAACTCCCGATTACTATTGGACATTCTTTATTATTAATGAATATCTACATGATGGACTTGCCTCATGGCCTATGTCACAAGAAGATTTGCATGAGTATATGATAACAGAATACGATGGGTTTGCGATTACTACTCAACCTGTTATCAGAAGAAATTCTGACCTATTAATTACCGACCATGAAAATTCTTTATCTGGTAGATTTAAATTGGGAGAAACACTTACTGGTTCTACTAACTCTGCCACAGGTACTCTTACTAAAAAACTTATAGACTTAAATCAATTAATTGTTCAGAATTGTACAGGTACTTTTATCGGAGATCCGGATGCTAGTCCAAATACAACAGAAGTTGTTACTGGTGGTACAAGTGAAGATTCCGTTGATACTCTTAAGGTTTATAAATATATAGATGCTCCATACTACTACTACTTAACCAGTGATAGTGAGCAAAGAGTATCAGATAATGGGTTACATATTAACGGTGCTAATGCATCTGGATTATTAAGTATCGTCACTAATAGAGCTCATCTGGAATCATCTAATCACGAGAGGTCTCAAATGAGAGTTATCTCGCCCGAATACATAAGTCAATTCGTTGATAAATTTGAAGAACTAATAAACAATGACTAGAAATACTACCAAACTAATAGGAACAGCGGGTGTTACTCCCGGATCATACATACTATCTAAATGTGTTCTCACTGCTAGTAATGGATCTGAGTTTGAGATTGGGCAAATCGTTACAGAAATTATTATCACTGAAAGTATATACTCGGCCTCTATTGATGCTGAAATGGTTATTATGGATGGTGTTAATCTATTTGAATCGGCAAAACTTAATGGAGATGAGAAGATAGATCTGCTTATTAAGAGAAAGAGTCTTGATACAAAAGATACAGAAAAACATAAACATACCTTTTATATTTCGGAGATAATTGATTACGCAAGGAAAAGAAATGGATCGGCAAGCTATGTATTGCGTTGTGTTTCTAAACATGCCTATGTTAATAATACCAAGACCTTAGATCAGTTTAAAGAAGGTACTATTGGTTCTATTATAAAAAATATATGTTCCTCCGATTTAATGATAGCTTTAAAAGAATTAGATGTTAATACGTCCACTCATAAGAATATCAAATGTATTATACCTAAGTTACGGCCGCTAGCAGCTATTAAATGGTTGAATTATAATTCATTTACTACTACTGGTGCGCCCTTTTATTTTTATGAAACTTTAAAAGGTAAGGTAAAGTATAAGTCATATGAGGATTTTGCAGCTAGTGATGTAGTAGCAACATATATTCACTCACCTGTTTTAAAATCTACTATCGGTAGTGATGAGTACTTTACAGAAACTTCAAGGCGAATTAGAAAATTATCATCCGATCTTAATTTATCAAAGTATGTTGCGAGTGGAGAGGGTGCGTTTGCATCTACAACACGATCCATTGATATTGCTACTAAAACTTATAAAGTAGCCGGTCAAAAATATAATTATAAAGATGTTAAGAAATTAAATGCCTTTGATCCATTCCCTAAAAGAAATAATAATGATCAGTATGGTGGACAACCTATAGATAAAGTATCATCAGGTAAGAATTATTTTATTTCTAGTAACTCCTTGGCATACGGAGACAAACAATTTAATTTTCAAGACCCCTCTATAGAAAGTATGGGTAAATGTCAAGCATATTTATCTACAGAAGATACTATTGTACACGACATTGTGATTGCAGGAAATTTTAAATTAGAATCTGGACAGATAGTAAAAATACAGATGAATAAAACAGGGGCCGAGGATTATGCTTTCGACCCTATAGATAAAATGCAGTCTGGTAAATATTTAGTTGCATCTATCATTCATAAATTTTCTGACGAATACACTCAGCAAGTTGAATTAAAATCAAATTCATTCGGTGCAGATTTAAATGATATTCTAAAACTAGATGGTAAAAAGGAAGCAGTAGAGGTAGTAGAGAATGAAGGCTGATGAATTTATAGGTGGACAATTTGAATGGTTTACTGGCATTGTAAAAGAAATTGATGACCCACTAAACTTAAACAGAGTAAAGGTACATTGTCT